GCAAAGTATCTAAAGAATGATCTTCCTCCCCGTCCCGAATGTTACCCAAACCCGAATCCTGGTGCTGCATCAGATTTCCTTTTTACAGGAAAAGCTCTTCAACAGCTAAGAAACAGGCTTGTGGCGATGAACAATCGGAACACTGAGTTGTTCTTAGGCATCCTTCAGGGTGTGAAAAGAGCGGCTCACGAAGTTCCAGAATCATTTGTCGTCAATGCTATGTTGAAGCACAAGGCAGCACTGAATCGTCCTATCCTTTCTGGTGTAGGGGAACGAATGGCGGACATCCTCGACTATGAGAAAATGACCATTTCTGACGCTATTGATAGAATCACTAGCAGGCTCGGGCCAGCGATCCGTTCTACACAGTTTGAGCTTTTTGAGGCATCAACTTCTTCAGGCTATGAAATTACAAGGGAAGAAGGAGGTCAACGCGAAATCTTGCGACATCTCAATGATTCAGAATCAGAGATAATGGCGAGTATTCGTATTAAACTCCAAGAATTCCCCCTCGTTTCAGAAGAGCTGAAGGATATTGCCGAAGTTAAGCCAGGTCAAACTGTGGATCGTGTCAGAAATTTGAACGTACCAAGCAACCTCAAGGAACTGGAGGCCTTGGTGGCGAGAGAAATTAAAGCAGCTAAAAATGGTTTCAATGGCTTTGGTTCATCGTTCTTGATGAATGCCAGTGACTTTCCGGAACTTGCTTTTGATGTGGCGGCCAAAAAGAGAAAGTATGTCATACCAGTGAAGATAGCGAGAGTTCTCGAACCGTTAAAAGTTCGACTCGTTTCTGCTGGTGACCCTCTTTTCTATTGGACATCACATTTATGCAAAGATCCTTATGGTCATCGATGAAAGCCTTTAAACAATTTGCTTTGACAAGAGAACCTCTTTCAGAAAACCATTTCCATATTCTTCTGACTGATGAGAAACTAACCGGACTTACCAAGAAATTAGGCGAAAAGCCTTTCTGGGTTTCTGGTGACTTCTCTGGAGCAACAGACAACGTCGAAATTCGCTTCACAAAGGAAGCCTTCGATCAATGTCTGATGTTCCTTAAAGTGTCAGATGGACTTAAGGAAATTCTGAAAGCAGTTCTGTACGAGCAAATGATTGTTTATCCCCATTTTTATGTGAAAGCCGCTGGAACAGAGCTTAGACAAGGTTTGCCTGATTCTGGACATGATAGACTCGCTCCTTTCTTACAAACGAACGGGCAGTTGATGGGATCGACTTTGTCTTTCCCAATCTTGTGTATTGTTAATTTAGCCTGCTACATTGCAGCGCTAGAGGAATTCCTAGGAAGACCATTAACAAAACAAGAGTTCGACCGCCTCGCAGTTTTAGTAAACGGCGATGACATACTGTTCAGGGCAAACAATGCTCTTTATGCAATCTGGCAGCTCAAGATCAAGTCTGCTGGATTCTTTCTCTCCGTGGGCAAGAACTACGTTCATGAGAACTATCTGATGGTTAATAGTCAGATGTTCAAGTGCGTCGAGGATTTGAACGGGATCAATCAAGTGAGATTTGAGAAAGTTAAGTGGGTCAATGTTGGATTACTATTGGCTCAATCAAAGGGACTATCTCGTAACGTGTTAAGAGACATGCCTGCAGAAGAACTCTACAGACAGGCTGTTGTAGACACTCCTAATCCGAATCGTTTGGCGAAAAGATTTGTCTTTTATAATCTG